ACTTTAGGTCGTTCTTAAGTAGACAAATGGCAAGTGACTTGTATGATGGCGCTCTACCAGTTTTTTCAAGGAGTGGAGGCACGCTATCAGGTATTCCATCAGAATAGCATCTTGACTCCCATAGGTTCACATATCTTGATATTCGTTCCCTTGTTGTCCCACCACCAATTAATTGCTCTTTCTGCTGCCATATCTGCCTTTTGTCTTTGTTCATTTGTTAGCAACCCCCATGCCTGTCTTACTATATCCTCAGGCAACCTAAGCGCCTTTGCTGCTGCGCAGTGCCCGATGAATGCTTTGTGATTTACATCTGCATTTGTTAGTGAATTCTCGCAGCTAAACTTCCATTCATTTGCTACCTGCATCATGTATTTTCCGTAGAGCCTGTGGTTCCCAGTAAAAATTATGGCTCTTTTTAGATCCAACTTCCTGTCTTTTGATTTATCCCACATACCAGCGCCTATCTCCTCCCACTTGGAGATAGGGTGGTAAATTCTTTGGTAGCTACGCCTCAATTTCCGTCTCCGCGTTCCAGCTATCGCTAAAGTCCTTGTTAAGAAATAAAGCGGCCAGGCCAGTTACTTGCTTAAGACGAAGAAGCTCATCAGGAGACATGCCTATGTGCTGGCAAATCCACCGGTCGCCTTTCCCCATTTCAACAAGCTCAGCAACAATTGAACTCATTAACTCAATGTTGTGAGCGCCCCTTGCTCGATTGTGACGAATTGTTGATGCCATGCGGTCATGCATGTCTTTCTTAAGTACGACTACAGGAAGCATCCCCTGTTCACGTTCCCTTATGCGTTTTGAGTTCATTAGCGTGCAGTAACGATGGAAACCATCAACCACTATATATTGATCTTCCTCGACATCCCTAACAACAACTATCGGCTGGGTATATCCATCTTCCCAAATAGAGGTTTCAAGTAATGCCATTTCTGGCGGGGCAACGCTGTTTGGGTTGTAGTCGTTTGACTTGACCTTTTCAATTGGAACTCGAAGCACATCATAAACAGGGCTTCTAAACCCTTCATCCTTAGCTGCGTACGAGCCATCCTCTTGGTGAATCTCTTTTCCAGTTAGCGGCGGATTAAAAACGCAAATAAGAACTGTTTTCTCATGAGCTTCAAAATAGTGAGGATCATAATTATCAAGAACGTAAGTTATATCTTCTTTTATTTCAAATTCCTCTCCTGTTATTGAATTGGTCAATGTTGCACTACCGCTAACACAATAGCATGACTCTAAATGATTCTTATAGTGTTGAAAAACCCGTTTACCTGGTTCGATGACTGTCTTAGTCATTGTGTAGCCCATCTTATCTTCTTCAAGTAAAATGCGGTTACTCACTCCAGAGTGGAAATTTACTTTTCTTTCTTCGCTCATCGTTGCTATATCAATTACTTTCATTTTTATTTCTCCGTTTAGATTGATTTATATTTTTTTTGTATTGCTTTTTGTCTTTTAGCTTGCTCATTAGTTGGTGCCAAGCCAAGGTATTTGCAAGTATGGTCGTTCTTAAGAATGGTTATAGCGAACCTTTTCCAAGAGGTTACCATGCTATTGTGCGATTTCAAGCAATCAAGCTCATCAGGTGGAACTTTAATAACTATTCGCCTCAAATTATTGCCGCCGTGAGCAGAAACCCCGTTAAACCTAAATTTCACTCCGTTTTTTTCCATGTCTGCTATAACACTATCAGGCAGTCCGCGCCCTACCCTGCCCCAGTATTTTATGGACTGAATAAAGCGCGACTTAAAATTTTCGGCGCTTTCCTCTGGCAGAGTGTCTAGCAAAAATTTAACAAAACTCTTCCAAGTATGTCCTTTTGGCAACTCAAAACTCGAATAAGACAACTGCTTTCCATAAGTTGCTATGAAATTAGCGCCATTCACTCTAGCGCAGAGCCTCGACCAAATTTGCGGGTCAATAACTCGATATAGATTAAGGCTTGACTTAGCCTCGCTCATAAAAGGACTGGCCACTCGCATAGAGGCTATCGGCACCCCAGCCTGATAAAACACATCATAAAGCTTGTTATAGTCCCACTCAAAAATAGCGTTTGCAGTCCAGATGTCATTGCACTTCCAATCATATATAGGGTACACGTTATAGACATTTTCTGTGTTCTTTTTGGTCCAGTGATGCCCATCTAACATTTCTTTTTTGTCATTCATTATCGCCCTAAACCGATTCAAAGATTCACTGGTACGAATGCCTATCAAGTTTGCCGTTTTTTTCCCTTCTGAGTACCATTCAGCAAAGCCATCCCAGAATGCGTCATAATGCATATTTTCCTCAAACCAATCACCAAAAGGATGGTTATCCCAATTCACAACATAATCCATTTTAGGGCGGGGTCTAACCCATTTAGCTTCATCTCCAACGCCCCAGCATTGCCAATCCATGTCGTAGGCTGAAACAGAACAAGGCAATGTAATTGGCATGCAACACCAATAAACATCTAGCATGTCAATGTTTTTATCTATGATTCGTTTCATAAACTCCATCGATAATTCATAATTTGCCTCGTTGTCCATTATTTGGATGCCAAGCTTTGTTTTTATGTTGTTCTTACGCATGTAATCAAGTGCAAGGTTTAGCATAACTCCAGAGTCTTTCCCTCCCGAAAAGGAAAGGTAGACTTTCTCAAAGTTCTTGAAAATGTAATCAAGCCGCTCATTGGCTGCTTCATACACATTTTTTTTGTTGTCATAAACTCGTATGCTCATTTTAAACTCCAATAGCTTGATGGCTTCTTGCGATATTGCTCAAGGTCTACGCCCTTTAACTGGGGCACCTTGGCGTAATCGACAGAACCTTTACGCTCGACTTTGGTTAATTTATGGCCGTTGATCTCGCTTTGACGTTCGCCGCAACGCTCTACGATTTCGCTTAGTAGGTCTTTTTTCATAACCTCCATTGCTTTAATTTGCTCGCTTATGTCGCTATATCGAGTTGCCAAATCAACCACGAAGGTATCATCCTGCTCTTTGTGCTTAGGGTCAAGATAACGCTGCGCGTTTGGAAATTCACGCTCGACTAAATACGATTGATAAAAAGCCTCAAGCTTTGGCAGATTTTCGTCAAACCATGCTTGGCTATATGCGTGTTCTTCTATTGCATCGCCGTTTGGTGCCCACTGGTAGAACTTAGCCCATGTTCGACCAGTGCAAGCCATTTCAATCTGCACCTGTGCGAAGTAGTGCGGCTGGTCTGTCAGCGATTTGAATTCTGGTACGTCTTTGCCTCGCTGGCCAAATGGGCATTTAATTTCGACTACTCCATCGTCACCGATAAAACCGTCAGGGCTTGCGCCTAGCCAATCGTAATCAGTGTGGACGTGAAAGCCCGTCTCTTCTACTGGTTTGTCTAGGTGAAACATCTCAAGGGATGAAATGGCGGTTTGCTCGTTTGCTGTGCCGTAATCCGTTGCAATGTTGCCGCGGAACTCTCGCTCTGCGCCGTGATAGTCGCGCACCATGTTACGCATAACATCGGCTGGCTTCATGTATGGATTGAGGCCAAGCACTGCGCCTGCCACACTGCCAGTTATACGGCCTTTGCGGGCTTTAAACCAACTTTTTGATCGTTGTTCCATGTTAACTCCTTAGATAAACGGGGCCGTAGCCCCTTTACTATTAAAACGGGATATCATCGCCGTCTGCGTTATTGGCAGTCGTCGCAGGCTGCGCCGCTGGCGTTGCGTTGCGAGCCGCTACGGATGATACCCAGTTGCCGGACTTGTCGTTAATTTCCCAGATTTGCACCTTAATCATCATCGGCTTAGCACACAATGCAGCAGGCATATTATGATCACCTGGCGCTTCACCTGATGCCGCTAGCTTGCCGCCACAGTTATGGTCGATAGCCATTAGCATACGCTTAGCTTTATCTGCTTTTGTTGAGTCGGTATCGAACACACGAACCTTTTGAAAGATCTTGCGATTCTTGTACTGCTCTGGCGCCTGCACAGTCCAGCGAAGGCTAATATAGGTATCATCTTCGTAGCTGTCGAGCTTGGCTTCGTCAATTAACGCTAGCAGCTCCGTACCGTTAGGTATTGGCTCCATGTTACCGCCGCCCATATCCATAGAACCGTTTGATTCTGCTTTGTTACCGTCTGAAAGATCCCAGAATGATGTCATGTTGTTTTCCTTTTATTGGTTGTTGGTTTGGTTGAAAAATGGAATGTAAGGAAGCAAAGGGTTTTCGCCTTCCGTGAATTTAATTTCTTGCGGCATTTTGTAGCGCGTTTTTGCGTCAACATAACCGACAGTGCCATCGGACGAGGTGATCAAAATACGGTCGCCGGTTGTTGTTACCCGTGCGGATTTTGTTTGATTGCCTTTTTTGTCTTGCTCTCCGCCCATGACAAACTGCTCTTTTTTAATGTAGATCACAGCGTCGCTTTTATCAATATAGATTTTGCGGCTGCGCTCGTGCATTGCTAAAGAATAGGTGCTGTATTCACTGGTTTCATCTGGTTGGTTCTTAACCTTGTTTAATCCAGTGTGCGCCAAGAAAACGATTGTCATGTTGCGCTTGCTGCGAATGTACTCACAAGCTCGCACCACGTTTGCGTGCATACCCATGGAGACATCATAGCCTTTATGATAACCGCCAGCTGCGTTGCCGATAGATTCGGTTTTTTTGCCGTTGTTCGGATCGTCAAATTCAACCACTTCTTGCTCGAATAAAGCATTAAGCGAGGTGATAGAGTCGACAACAAGCGTTTGATAGTCGTGTTCTTCTTGCAGGATCATACGCAGCTTGCTCATAACCTCTTTAGAGGTATGCACTTGGTTTGCCTTGGACGGCGCAGGCAAATGTTTTAGAAACGCTGGCTTATTATCGCCTTCGACAGACTCGAATACAGTCTTAGCGTTTTCCGCTTGAATAAAGATTGATTTAGGGAATAGTCCAGCTAGTGACGTTTTACCGGCCCCAGGGAATCCCACGATTGTGATCATTGGCGCTTGTGGCGCTGATGATTCTAGTTCATCTAATAAGCTCATTGGCTTAGCTCCTTTTG